GCAACTGTTTCAGGGTATCCAACGTCTGAGTAAACAAGAGCGATCCCAACAAGACCAGTAGCATCATTAGCAATGGTGTCTACCTCTACAAATTCCTCTGTTAACGTCCAATCTAAAAGCACTGCATTGTACTCAATAGCACTAGCAAAGAAAAAAGAAAGTTCAGACGTTTGGGATACTACAATGATTCCCGTAGACCTAATGGCAGCGTCTTGATCAACAACAGATGCACCTGCGGTACGTTGATTATTAGGTGTACCACGTACAAAAGAACCTACGCCAACAGCATCAGCAGATCTACGAATCCTAAAAGATTGTCTTGCCATTATTAACCTCCAGAAGCAGTAATGCCACCGCTTGGAACAAGCGTGAATGTAGTAGACAATTCACTAAATACGAGCATAGACGTATTAGCGGCTACAACTCCTGTAAAACCAGATGCACTATCAATCACGTTTGAACCTGTTGTCGTGAAACGAGTAATCACTGCGTAATCTACTCCATCCACGGCTAATATGGTTCGGTACAACTCTCCCAATGAGACCTTGTTTCCAAAGTCTGCATTATCAAAAGTAAATAGACTTTTTATGGCTACAACAACGTTTGCGTATACACTCTCTTGAATGTAGTTGTCTTTTACTTGAACCGTACCCACAAGGTTAATAGGCGTCAATGATACAGAAGCCCCAACACTGGAGGTCACAAAGGTAATCTCTCGTGGGGTTAGGTAATCTGTTATTTTAGTAACTTCCGCAGCAGTCAGCACTAGTGTATCTGTAGCGCCATAAGTAGATGGCTCGGATGCCGCCAGTATGGACACGGTACTACCAGTTAAGTACGCAGTTGAACGCACAATTCCAGGAACTCTTAAAACAAGATCTTTATAATCTTGAATAGAGACAGCCCGATCTTGGGAACGGAACGATGCTGGTATGTTTGCTTTAAGGGATGCCATTGACTCAATGTCAATACCACCAACTGCTTTTACTGTATTTGGGATAACTACCAAACCATCAAGGGCTGGCTTGTTAGGGATGAGTGTGCTTTCAATAGACTTGATTGCACCAACAACAACATTGCCTGCACTACCACGGCTTTTTCGGTATGTGATTGTTATGGTGGAGTTAATGGCTGGGATAATGCCGTTCACATTGTTACCAAAAGTAACTACTGAGTAGTTGTCTGCGGTAATATCTACCGCATAAATCTTGTCACTGCTATTGCCTGCAAGCAATCTATCAACGTAACCGTAGGATACATCTACACCAGCGGCTCCCTCATTTACAGTTACGCCAATACTGTTTGTAACAACACCTGTTTGGCGTAATCTAATTCTTTGGTTAAGCAATCCCGTAGACGTATACGTTTCAGTAAAGAGTTCACCTTCAGTAAGGGGTACTGTAACAACAGTACTTTTTGAGTAAGTGTTATAAGTAACACCATTTGAAACAACGTTTACGCTTGCTCCTGTTGAGGTACCAACAAAAGCAATTGGTGTATTAGAAGTAAAAATGACATCAGATGCGGTATCTACTAAAGGAGACGCCGTGAATCTTGTATTTTTTGGGATAAAGACTGGGGCGCTATCGGTTGCTGTTGTGTTAGCCGCATTAACAGAGATTGATGCTGTTGCTGGACGACGTCCTGTTGGAAGGTAGTCAAGCAAGTTAGCAATGGCTATAACGCTTTCACGCTGTGTAGCAGTAGCAAGAAAAGACTCTTTAGCAGCACGGTCAACGTAATAATGTAGTGTGTCACCCATGTACGCCCAAAGGTCTACCATGAGAACACCAAAGTCAGAAGCGTCTCGGTTAGTCCACTCTGGAAGAACTCTGCTTGCTCTAGCCAAAAGGTCAGCCTGGATTGAGTTGTAATCTCTGCTGGTGTAGTCAAACGTAGCCATGGGTTAAGACTCCTCGGTAAGGGTATCTGGGGAAACAACACTAAAGGTAAGCAACTGCACTCCTGGTGACCCTGTTCTATAGTAAACGGATATTTCAAGTGAAGTATCCTCACCATCTGCAAAGTATGGAGTGGACAATGGGGCTACATATAGATCCGTTATAGCGGCTATACGTACCTGTTTACTTAGTTCCATCATGGCATCTACTTTAAATTCTGAGAATATTAAGTCATCCACAGGCTCATACATAAGATCATTTGCCCCAGCGCCATACCCTGCTCTCATAGTTCGTTCAAACTTTGAGGTTACTAAAACATCTAGGATTTGTTGGCGAGCAATGATGTTTTGATCTAGCACATGCGCAACCCGTCCCGACGGTGCTATTTGAAATGGTGTTTTAATGGTTGACATTATTTATCCAAAAATCCTTTAAAGTAGTGCCTTTGTGTGCTAAATAGAGGTGTACCCACAATACCACTTGCTTTAGTATGGCATATTTGCTGCATTATTAGGCCCCCGCCAAGATGATGTAGTTAATTGTCATTGTTGGCTGCATAACACTATGCGCTGAGGCAGCATTAGCAGCAGTATTATCATTATTGGTGATAGACACACTGCTTGTAACTGAGTGAGTATGTGCGTCTTCGTTAACATTGGTGATAGACACATTGCTTGTAACGCTATGATTATGGTCGCCTACTCCATAAATAGGACCAGTACTTGTAGCGTATGTTCCACCACCCGCTGATGCTTCGTTTGTATTGTTGTGGGTGCTTGTAGCGGCACCAGTTCTCAAGCCAATTGTGTGACTATGCGCACCAGCGTCACCAGAAGTGACAGCATTGTTTGTTACTGTATTTGCGTGTTGGTGAGCAGACCCTGCACCAGAAGTGACAGCATTATTTGTTACAGTATTAGCATGCTGGTGAGCAGGAAGTCCTGACTGAGCCGCAGTCAAAGTAACTGTTTCAGCGCCAGTAGTCGTACCCAAATTATTAGCGGTACTTAAACGAAGGGCATCAGTACCCCCCATATTGTCAAGACCAGCAATGGTCCGACCTCGCAAGTCGGGAAGGCGAAAATCAGTTCCTGCTTCTCCACCAGTATTATAAGTGGTTGAAATAATGGAAAAAAGCGATGCGTAAGTTGTTCTAGATACTGTTTGTCCGTAACACATTAACCAGTTATTTGGTGCAGTAGAACCAGCGTAAGCAGTTATCATTCCGATAGGACTCGCAGCGTATAGTGGTGCTTTAAGTGCAAGGGCTGTTGTCAAAGTTGTAGCGTATGAAGCGTCATTATTGATTGCTGATGCAAGTTCAGTTAATGTGTTTAATGCGGTTGGTGCCCCACCAACTAACGCAGTAATCTCCTGTTGAACAAAAGAAGTCGTAGCCAATTGGGCAGTGTTGGTTGTTGTGAGAGCCAAAGGAGCACTTGGGGTACCAGTAAAAGTAGGATTGAGAAGTGGGGCTTTAGTATCTATCTGTGCCTGAATGGCTGTCAAAGATGTGACAGGATCAGGGGCTACCTGTAGCCAAAACACATTGGTAAGGTTTTCATCATCAGCGGTAACTACTATTTGTGATCCAATTTCAGGAACTGTCCAAACTCCATTAGCCGCTGATCTACCAATGTACGAGATGTCTAGGACGCTGTCAGCCCCTGAAAGAACAGGGACACGCACCTTTATAAGGCCAGTAGTGCTATCGGAGTAGTGCACTACTGCTCGGTATACAGGGTTCTCAAACATAGATGTCTCCAAAGTCTACAGAGGATACCCAATGTGCTTTAGAAATCTGTGGCACGGGAGGAGTTTTAAAAGCACTCCCAGGTACTGATCCATACTGCTTTCCTGTAGTTGAGTCTGTTGATATTTCTAACTCAGACACATAGTTAGATCGGGATATCGTATGTTTGATACCACGCACCAACCAGAACCCATCAAAGTTAGAAGCATACTTATCAATTTTAACAACAGAGCCAGGTACGGGATCAGGTATACCAGTAGTCACAACAGTGGCATTATACGGATAGGTAGTTTTTGTTGATGCTTCTACAACTTTATTTAACATTTCTTGAGATACTACGTTTGCGGTAGCCTCTGCTCCTTTTACACGTTCTACAAGTTCTCCATATTTAGAAAAGGACTCGTCACTAGTAGAGCCTTTTACAAGTTTTCCTGCTGAATCAAGACCTACAAAATCATAGTTGTAGACTGTTCCATCTAAAGTTGTATTTCCAAATAGTCCTTTGAACTCCATAATACGTCCAGGTGCATACTGAATATCACCACTAGCACCTTTTACAGTAACCAGTTCTGCGTATGGAAGTTGTCTAGATATTGTTTTGTAAGGATCATATACGTGGATGTGGGTTGCAGAGGTTGTTAGAGAGTAACCAATGGTTTGACACGCTTTGAGCAACAACTCCCAGTCGGATATTCCATTTTGTAATAAGCGTTGCCAAACAAAAGAATCGGCTGGTACAGCGTATGAGTAACCATAGGATGTAGCAATCTTTTCTACTAGTTGTGGAAGAGTTACTTT